ATAATATGACAAATAACAAAAAGGAAAACACTATGAAAAAATACTTAACGTTTATTATCACACTTAACATACTATTATGGTTTGGTTTATCTAGCATTGCTAATGCACACCATAAATCGTTTGAACAAATGTATAAATTGTACAACTATGGTTCAGATGGTTCAGAAAATTACAAGAAATTAGAAACTGAACTTATACAAGAAAACGATTATACAAAATTAATTGATAAACAATTAGCTAACAACAAGAAAACTGCTTTGGTTAATGTTGTAGTCTTTCAAAATGGTAAGATAGTTGTAGACAAATCTAACTATGAAGGAAGTAATAGTGCGAAAGAATTTAAAAAGAATGATAATCTGTTAAGATCAAATTCTATGGGTAAGAGTTTAGTTACCTATGTTGTTGGTCACGCAGTTTGTCAAGGTTATATTGGTAGTGTAAGTCAATCAGTTGCAGATTGGGACGTTTTAAATGATACACTATATGCCGATAATACTTTGTTACAAATATTAAACATGACAGCAGGTGATCATAACTTTGTAGGTGAATACAAATATGGTCAGTTTAAAAAGAGCTCTGATGGTGCTATCTTTGGTAAGGCAGACAATACTATACAGAAAACAAGTATTGCAAGAACTATGAACATGTTTTTTAAAGGTTCTAAAAAGAAATCTAACCAATACAATTACTCTGCTCTAGCAACACACGTTGCTGTAAATTATATGATCAGTAAGTTTGATACTGCTCAAGATTATGAGAAGTTTTTAACTTCAATCTTTAGAGATCATGTTGGTGTTAAAGATAGAGTTAGTTTTCAAAAGACTACTTGGTCGTCAGCAGACTTTAAAGAGGGTAACTCTAGATTTACTTTCTTTGCTAAGTCACACGATTATATAAGAATAGCAGACCAAATCATAAAAGATTATAACTCTGATTCTTGTATTGGTGAATATTTAAGATTTATTAACGACAATAAAGTTAACAAAGGTCACGATGGTTATAAGCCATATCAAATCGGTGCTATCACTAAACAATATGGTGGTCAGTTTCACATGGGTTTCATTGGAATAGATAAAAATAGAACTGTTTGGGGAATGGACGGACATGGTGGTCAACAGATAACTCTTGATATGGACAATGGTACAATCATAATGGTTAACTCTGTAGATCAACACTACAATTGGAAAAAGATTGTATACGATGTTCTAAAAAAAGGTATTAAGTAAACAACAAAAGGAAGGGAAAACAACATGACGACAAAGAAACTAAACTACAAGCTAAAGAAGTATAAATGTACAGTGTGTGACGTTAAATTCATACACAATAAACCAGAGACATTGGTGGGTAAGTTAAGTATTATACCAGTAAACTTGTGTAAGAAACATTTTACTTTTATAATGAAGAAAGATCATTTACCTCTTAATGATAGTAGGAAAGAAGCATAATGGCACAATCAGTATATAGCTCCCATGATTGGAGAAAGAATACGGCAAGTGCAATTGTGATGAATGCCGATACATTAGATAAAATGATGGTCAACGATTGTATAGTAAGGTTTATAGACCCTACTAACTTAAAAGAGACAGAGGTTGATCTATCAAGATTAGTCAGAGTCTTTGTAACAAATAAGGAGAGTAATAGAAAAAGTGTTAAATAAATTAGATATAACGTATAAGATTGCCATTTTAGGCTTACTCATATACATGGCAATCAGTGTGAAAGAACTTCAAGACGAAGTGTTTAGAGATCCAAACATAATGATACCAATGTTTATGAAACCATTATAATGGGATTAGGTGGCCTATTTTTTATAGGAGTGACATTAACGATAATCATATTGTATATTGCATACAGTGTAGGTTCAAAAGATATGAAAGAAACAAAAGATGACGAATAGTGGACTATTTGAAGACGCAGATGAGATTGCTAAACTTAAAAAACAAATCTCAAAATTAAAACAAATCAAAAAACAAGAGGTGAGAAAACCTACAATGATTAAGAAGATAACACCATTACATGACTTCTCATGGTATTTAAAATGGGTCAGTTGTTTCTTAATACTAGTGGCAGTATGTTTAAGATCAACAGGTTCTTATGCTACTGGCGATCTATATTTTAGTTTGATAGGTACTCTAGGTTGGTTATGGGTAGGTATTCTATGGCATGACAGAGCATTGATAGTATTGAACACGTGCCTTGCCCTTGTATTACTAATAGGAACAATGAAATTATATGTCTAACGCATTTGTAATAGGTAACGGAGAAAGTCGTAAAGAATACGATTTAAATAAATTAAAAGGCAAAGGTAAAATTTATGGCTGTAATGGACTGTATAGAGAATTTACACCAGACGCTTTGATAGCAGTTGATTCTGGTATCTCACATGAAATATATAACAGTGGTTACTGCCAAGAGAACGAAACATATTTAAGAGGTTGGACTAGATTGCCTTCTATGTTATACGACAGTGTAATAAATGCTGGTGCCTCTATATCTGCTCAAGAAATGGCAGTGGTCAAAGAGAACAATATGATTAACGCCAATGAGAAAGGTGATTGTCAAGAGTTTGTAATGCATGGTTCTAATATATCTGGTGCAGTTAAGATAATACAGAAAGATAAATCTATAACAGATAAAAATGTAAACCATACTGCCGTAGATGTTAGTTGGTGTACAATGAACTCTAAAGAACAATCTATTGACGATGTAATGACACCAAGAGATTGGGGATTTGGTGCAGGTGCTACAGCTGGTGCAATTGCCATAATACAAAATCAATCAACTGTTGCCGGTGGTGAACTAGTAGAAAGTTTACAACTCTTTTTGATTGGTAATGACCTAGCAACTAACGACAAAGAAGGCAAGATAAACAACTTGTACAAAGACAGTAAATATTATGGTGTAAAAGATCAACAACAAGTGCCAACTGATAATTGGATTACACAATGGAAGTCATTGATAGTAAACAACCCTAACGTGACTTTCTATAAAGTAAATCCAAAAGCAGACCTAGGACATGACGCAATCAGTAGACCTATCAAAGAATGGGAACACCATAAAAATGTCTTCTATATTGATTACGAGACCATGGAGACAATAATAGGATAACATTGCCATTTAAGTGGTAGTGTGTTATATTAACATATGACAGTGAAGAAGAAAGATCAGAATATTGTTATTAACGACTATGTAAGATACTATGATAACTCCGTTGATAACGGACATGATATATCAATCCTGAAGACAGATGGTAGCCAACTTAAAATTAAGATGAGGTGGCCAGAGGGAGAAGATAGAGTCAATAAACCTGGTAGAGCACATAAAACTGTTATAAATAATAATGATTCCGATTAAACAGGAAACACAAATATAATAATACGAAAATATATACAAAAGGAGAATACGAATATGGATTTTGAAGCATTAAAATCATCATCAAGTGGCTTTGACAAATTAACTAAAGCACTTGAAACAAACCTCAATCCTGAGGATAAATCAAACAAGAACAAATATCAAGACGACAGATTTTGGAAGCCTGAACTAGATAAAACTGGTAATGGTTATGCAGTGATAAGATTTTTACCTGCTGTAGAGGGAGAAGAACTTCCTTGGCAGAGAGTATGGTCTCATGCTTTCCAAGATAAAGGTGGTTGGTATATTGAGAACTCATTAACAACAATGAACCAAAAAGATCCTGTGTCCGAAGAAAACACAAGATTGTGGAACACTGGTGTTGATAGTGATAAAGAAATTGCTAGAAAAAGAAAAAGAAAACTTTCTTATTTTGCAAATATTCTTGTAGTATCAGACCCAAAACATCCAGAATACGAGGGCAAAGTACACTTATTTAAATTTGGTAAAAAGATTTTTGATAAGATTACAGAAGCAATGCAACCGGCATTTGAAGATGAGAAACCAATTAACCCATTTGACTTTTGGAAAGGTGCAAACTTTAAACTAAAAATCAGAAAAGTTGATGGTTACTGGAACTATGATAAGTCAGAATTTGAGGCAGTAACAAGTGTTGCTGAAAGTGACGAGGCGATCAAAACATTATGGTCAAGTCAACACGCTCTTAAACCATTCTTGGCACCCGACAATTTTAAATCCTATGATGAACTCAAAGAGAAACTGATTAGGGTAATTGCTGGTACAAGAAGCACGAAGACAGCAGATAGCGAAGAGCTCCCGCCAACCGCTACACCTACTGGCAAAGTGCAGAGTATGAGTGAAATACCTACTACTCCAGCAGCTAGTGACGATGACGATACGTTATCCTACTTTAGTAAATTAGCTGAAGACGAGTAGAACTAACAATTCCCTCCGTTAGGCATACTTTAAGGGCGACCCTCAAAAGTCGCCCTTTTTTCGTTATAAATATACCGTATGGCAATAAGTGTTTTAGATAAACTAGTAGATAACGCAGGTGGTACACCAAAGTCTGCTTCATGGTATAGAAAAGCAATATCAACTATTGCAGATAGAGTAACATCTAGAAAGTTGATGAATCAAGGAAAACTAATTGGCCGACCAAGTGTTGGTAGATTAAATATGTTTTTCTATGACCCTAAATACAAGAAGACATTACCATATTATGATACGTTTCCGTTGGTACTACCAATAGAGACAATACCAGGTGGATTTGCAGGTATTAACTTTCATTACCTACCACCAGCACAGAGATTTACTTTGTTACAACAATTACAAAGATTTGCCGTAAGAGGCACTATTGATGATAAGAATAGATTTGATGTTAGTTATAATAGAGTAAAGAATATAAGTTTAACAAAAGGTGCAATTAAAAAATACTTATGGGCACATACTAGAAGTAGTTTTTTAAGAATAGATTATGATGAAGCTGCATTAGCAGTTTATTTGCCAGTTGCACAATTTAAAAAAGGGAAACCGTATTAATGGCAATTTTAAGAGGCGGCAAAAGAATTGGTGGTTACGATATTCGTATCGGTATACCGAGAGATAGATCACTAGACAACGTAACAGGTGATCCAAGATTAAAACGTACACAAGGTGGTAATCCTGAATCTACAATGGGTAGAGTACAGGCAATGGTCAACGAGGCAGAGGGTTTTGCTAGAAAGGCAAGATTTTATGTTGAGTTTCATTTACCTAAATCACTACCTGGTGACATCAATGGTGGTGTAGGCAATGTATCTTCTACAATGACCGATGAAACGTATGACTCATTTTTCAAGGCCGAAGATATGAATGCTATACACATTGCAAATGCTAAACGTGTTCAAGCATTTTGTAGTGCAATTGAAATGCCCGATAGAGAGATAGTCACAAAAGAAGTTAGACATGGTAATGCTCCACCTAGAAACGTGGCATATGACATGAAGACACAAGAGATAACAGCAACATTTTATGCAGACAAATTTTTAAGAGAGAGATCATACTTTGAGGCATGGCAATCAGCAGCATTTAGTAACAAGTCTTATAACTTAAATTACTTTAAGAACTATGTAACTGATATGAGAATATATCAATTAGGTTCATTTGAGTCGAGACAAGAGAGAGACGAGATAACATATGGTGTACAGCTCATGGAGTGTTTACCTACTTCTATTAGTAAGGTTGAATATTCACATGATGAGAATCAAGTACAGACATTTTCTGTTACATTTAAATTTACAAACTGGATCAATTTCTTTTTAGATAAATCAGGTAACATTGAACTAGGCCAATCACAGTTCAGTACACCAACAGTTAAACAAGATTCAGGTTTATTGGGAGGTTTATTAGGTAAACTACCACCGGAATTGAGAAGAGCAGGTAGAGACGTGTTGAATGATTTGAGACGTAGAGTACCACTAGGTAAAATTACCGGCGGTAGAGCGTTCCCACCATTTAAACTACCACCAATAAATATATAATAACAAAAGGATAATATTATGGCATTACCAATAATAGAGACACCAACATATGAGTTGACATTACCTTCCCAAGACACAAAGATTAAATTCAGACCGTTTCTTGTTAAAGAAGAAAAAATGATGTTGATAGCATTAGAGTCTGGTGAAGAAAAACAAATACAAGACGCAACTAAAGATGTTTTAGGTGCATGTACATTTAATAAATTAGACATGGATAATGTACCAACGTTTGACATAGAATATATGTTCTTACAAATAAGAGCCAAGTCAGTAGGTGAAGTTTCAAAATTCAAAGTAATTTGTCCAGACGACAAGAAAACTTATGTAGATATTGAAATAGATTTATCTAAAGTTGAGGTACAAGTAGACGATGAACACACAAATAAAGTAGTTATTGATGAACAAAGGCAATTAGGAGTTGTTCTTAAATACCCTACTTTAAAGATGTTAGGCAAAGGAGATACAATGTCAGCAGACTATGATACTGTATTTGAAATGATGTTAAACTGTGTTGATCAAATATATGAGGGTGAGAAAATATACCCTGGTGTAGATACTAGTAAAGAAGAATTGAAAGATTTCTTTGAGAAATTACCAACTGGTTCTTTTGAGAAGATTAAAAAATTCTTTGATACAATGCCTAGATTAAGACACGAGCAAGAGGTAACCAATCCTGTTACTGGTGTTAAGAGTACAGTGACCTTTACCGGTCTACAAGATTTTTTCGGATTGGCCTCTCCCATAATAGCCTAGAGGCCTACTTTGAAATTAACTTTTCGTTAATGCAACATCACAAGTATAGCATTAGTGAAATAGAAATGATGATACCATGGGAACGTGATATATACGTTACTATGTTGATCAACTATATTAAGGAGGAAAATGAAAGAAGACAAAGAGAAAGTGCAGGAAAATAAAATGAAAAAGAAAGAAATTAAACAAATTAAAGAGAATAAGTTAGATTTAGATGGCGATGGCAATATAAGTTTTGCAGAAGCTTTCCCTTATTGGTTTGATAAGTTAAGAATATTCCCTAGAGTGTTCATATCAGTGTACATTTATATGTTCTATGAAGTGGCACAATGGTTTATGTTATTAGAAACTCCAAATAATGCACAAGCAGGTCTTGTATCTGTTGTAGTAGGTGCTGGCGCTGCCTGGTTTGGTTTATATGTTAATTCAACAAAGAAATAGATATAAATAGTATTATGGCATTACCATTAGTAGACAACCAAGACACAGATAAAACTAGAATTGCAATAGAAAATTTAGGCAATCAAATTATGGAAAGAGCGAGCTCGTCTATATCGGCAGCTACGAAGTCTATTATTCCTAATGTACCTAAAATGATTGAAACTTTAACTGTTGATCTACAGAAAGGTCCTATTAATAGTTTTAATAATGTCATTGTAAAGTTAGAGAGAATGGTACAAGCATTAGGTTTAGATTTGAGAGAGTACAGTACAGACTTGGCTGACATGTTAGAAAAAAGAGAAGAAAAGGCAATAGAGTCAGACAAGAGAGTACAAAATTTAAAAGAAAATAATATTATTGCACGTGTTAACAAAGATACCAAAGAGGTTGAAATCTTAACTAGAGCACAAATTAGACAAGAAGAAAAATTATTAAAAAAGAAAGACAAGACTATTATCTCACTAGAGAAAGAGATTAAACTTGATAGAAAGAATTTACAAACAAAAGAAAATCTATCTAACGCAGAGAAAAAGGCAACAAGAGTTAGATTAGAAGAAAATTCACAAAAACTACAACAAATTAAAGCTGAAAGAATTGAAAAAGCAGAAATGTTAGATCCTAATGACACAGCAAACACAGGCAAACAAGAGGGTAATCTACCAATGTTTTTAGAAAATATGAAAGACGCATTTTTAGGACCTTTTCAAGCAGTAAGTGAATCATTTAGTCAGGCCAAAGAAGGAGTTAAAAACACAGGTGAGTTAATGA